AACAAGACCTAAGTGAGCTTGAGAAGAGATATATTGAACAATAACATCTTTTCAGGTAATCTCTAACTTGGGAGAACTTCGTGGATAGTCCACGCAAGGTATCTGTGAACCTATAATCACTGCAAGGTAAAGTATGTATACTGCAAACAAGGAAACAGAGGATAAGGTAGCCTCTAAACTACCTAAACCACAAGGATACAAAATCCTTATTGGCGTACCAGAAATGAGTGACAAGACCGAAGGTGGGGTTATTATGCCAGACGGTCTTAAATCTGCAGAAGAAACAGCATCTATTATTGGTTTTGTGATGGCATTAGGCCCAGATGCGTATGCAGATGAATCAAAATTTCCAAATGGGGCTTTCTGTAAAGAAGGTGACTTTGTAATCTTTCGATCCTATTCAGGCACTCGATTCAAGATTCATGGGAAAGAGTTCAGACTTATTAACGACGACACTGTGGAAGCAGTGGTCGATGATCCACGGGGGTACGCAAGAGCATGAATAATTTAGCAGAAGAACAAGAGTTCGAAGAAGAAACAGTCGCAGAAGCTATTGAAAAGGCTCAAGGAAGTCCGATAGCCACTGAAGATGATGACGGTTTCGAGATTGAAGTTGTAGACGACACGCCTGACGAAGACAAAGGTAAGCCTCGCCGTGCCGAAAACGCTGAACCACAAGTTCCTAGTGATGATGAAGTTGAGAAGTATAGCGAGGGTGTGCAGAAGCGCATCAAACAACTTAAATTTGAGTACCATGAAGAACGCCGTGCGAAAGAAGAAGCAGCGCGTCTTCAGGAAGAAGCCTTAAAGTACGCACAGCAGATACAGCAAGAAAACGAGAAACTTCGTAAGACCTTGGAAGAAGGCGAAGGTGTTCTTGTTAATCAAGCCAAAGGCCGCGTAGCTGCGGAGCTTGATAAAGCGAAGGCTGCATACAAAGCTGCTTACGAGTCTGGCGATCCTGATGCGTTAATTGAGGCACAGGAAAAGCTAACAATACTGCAGAACGAAAAGATTCGATATGAGAACTACAAGCCGCAACCTCGCCGAGAGCAGCCTGTAGCACAGCCGCAGTATCAGCAACAAACACCGCAGCCACCAAAGCCAGATCAACGTGCGTTGGACTGGGCTGCAAAGAACGATTGGTTCGAGAAAGACCCTGAAATGACAGGGTACGCTTACGGACTACACGAGAAGCTCGTTAGAAACGGTATTGATCCGAGAAGCGATGAGTATTACAATCAAATTGACAACGCGGTTCGCCGCGTGTTCCCAGATAAGTTTGATGATGGGCCTGTAATTGAGGAATCTGCACCCCAACGTCAAGCTGGCAACGTGGTTGCCCCTGCCGCTCGAAGTGGCAAAAAACCACGCAAAGTGCAACTGACCTCAACGCAGGTCGCTCTCGCCAAGCGGCTTGGTCTGTCAAATGAACAATATGCGGCGCAATTAATGAAGGATATGAAATAATGTCGAACCGAAACTCACGCACTACAGAGACCCGCGAAGCGGATCAACGCAAGGTGTCATGGTCGAGACCTTCGATGTTACCTGTCCCCGAACCCAGACCCGGTATTGAATACCGTTGGATTCGCACATCAACACTTGGACAGAGTGACAACACGAATGTTTCTTCTAGATTTCGTGAGGGATGGACACCTGTTCGTGCAGAAGATCATCCAAACCTTCAAGTTGTGTCTGATATCGATTCTCGATTTACAGACAATATTGAGGTCGGTGGGTTATTGCTTTGTCAGAACTCAACCGAAAACGTGCAAGCTAGACGTGATGAACAAAATCGTCAGGCCAAAAGCCAGATGCAGGCTGTTGATAACAGCTACTTGCGCAACTCAGACCCTCGTATGCCCGTTCTGAATCCAGAGCGAAGCACACGATCATCGTTTGGCAAGTAACCTTTCGGGGGAGCTTGCTTTGGTTGAAACTCAGATTGTGAGGAAATAGAGCTATGGCTACTACAGCAGCTCCTTATGGCCTACGTCCAATCCGCAGTGCGGATGGTAAGCCATACGCTGGGGCAACGTCCCAGTATCTCATCGATCCTGCAGGTGAAGCAACAAACCTATTTTATGGGCAAGCTGTCATCATCGGGGCCGATGGTTATATCGCGCTGGCAACTGGTACAGGTGCAGACCTGACCACGAACAGCATTTCAGGCACAACAGGCGTTGGCGCAATTGGCGTTTTCGTAGGTTGTGAATATGTAAACTCTTCAGGCCAAACAGTTCAGGCTCAGTACTATCCATCAGGCACAGCCAATGGTGGTGCGATTAAAGCCTACGTGATTGACGATCCAAACGTACTATTCCAAGCGCAGCTTGATGGTGCAGGAGCGCAAACCGTAATTGGCACAAACACATTCTTTGCAGCAGCACAGAGTACATCTACAGGCGACACAGCCTATGGTAACTCTACATCTGCATTGGATGCGACTGTGGTAACTACAGCAGCGGCATTCCGTATCGTTGCTCATGTGTCACCTGCAAGTGATGCGTTCCCAGATGTACTTGTTAAGTTCAATCCGGGCGCACACCAGATGACAAACAATGTTGGCTTATAAGGAGATTAGACTATGGCTATTTCACGCGCCCAGCTCCTTAAAGAGCTACTACCCGGTCTGAATGCTCTATTCGGTCTTGAGTACGACAAGTACGAGAACGAGCATGCAGAGATTTACGAAACTGAAAACTCAGAGCGTAGCTTTGAGGAAGAAGTCAAATTGTCAGGATTTGGCGCAGCCCCAGTGAAAGCTGAAGGCCAAGCTATTTCATACGACAATGCACAAGAATCGTTCACAGCTCGCTACAACCACGAAACGGTTGCAATGGGCTTCTCTATCACTGAAGAAGCGATGGAAGACAACTTGTACGATTCACTATCTGCTCGCTACACCAAAGCACTAGCTCGTGCTATGGCGTACACAAAGCAGGTAAAAGCGGCTTCTTTGTTGAACACAGGTTTTGACACTTTCACTTCAGGTGACGGTTCATTCTTGTTTGCAACAGATCACCCAACTACTGAAGGCGGTACAAACTCTAACCGTCCAGCAGTCGCAGCCGACTTGAACGAAACATCGCTTGAGCAAGCGGTTATCGATATCGCAGCGTTCACTGACGAACGTGGCCTATTGATTGCAGCTCGCCCACGCAAGTTGATCGTTCCACCTGCGCTTATGTTCGTGGCGACTCGTTTGCTACAAACAGAACTACGCACAGGTACAGCGGATAACGACATCAACGCATTGCGTTCGAATGGTTCGATCCCTGAAGGCTACCGTGTCAACCACTACCTAACTGACACAGATGCGTTCTTCATCACTACAGATGTTCCAAACGGCATGAAGCACTTCGTGCGTACAGCTATGGCGACATCTATGGACGGTGACTTCGACACAGGTAACGTGCGCTACAAAGCGCGTGAGCGTTACTCATTCGGCGTATCTGACCCACTAGGTATCTACGGTTCACCGGGTGCTGCATAAGTTCAATTGAACTTTTAGAGGGGGCTGTTAACGCAGCCCTTTCTTTTTTTCTGGAGTATGCTATTCTGCGTTTGGGGCAACATTAGCCTTGCAGACAGGATTCCGCCCCACCTGACGTTGCACAGACTGCTAGGCGAAACCTTGTGCAAGGGGTATTATTATGGCTTCAACTACATTCTCAGGCCCAGTGACATCTACTGGCGGTTTCACAGGTGACGTAACAGGTGACGTTGTTGGTGTTATCAAACTAACAGCATACACAGTTGCGACAGCTCCATCTGCTTCTACATCAGGCGCGGGTACAATGATCTATGTATCTGACGGTGCTGCAGGTAATGAAATCGTTGCGTTTTCTGACGGCACTGATTGGCTTCGTGTAGATACTCGAGCTGCTATTGCTGCCTCGTAAGGGGGTGACTCATGGGACTAATCCCTAAAGAACCACCCAGCGCAGAAGAGCTTGCTCGTCGTGGTATCGGCGTAAAGAAAGTTCGCGCACGAAACTCAGACGGTACGCTGAAAGCAGATGATCCTTCTACGCCTGATGTAAATGAGGCATGGGAAGAAAAGCCTGTTAAAAAGAAGCGTGGTCGTCCGCCAAAGAAAAAGGACTAACGTATGCGCTCTGATGTACAATCCAAACGCTTAACGGCTACGGGGTCAGCGGGTGTTGGCCCTGCGCGTATTCGTCAGATACAGGTTCTAACAACAACTGGTGCGCCTCGCTTAACTATCAAAGATGGGAATGGTGGTTCTACAGTTCTTGATTTGGACTTTATCGCGTCTGACTCTCACTCAGTAAACATTCCGTCTGACGGCATTCGTGTCAGCGACATCTATGTTTCTGCATTCACAAACATCACCGCTATGACGGTGTTCTATAATTAAGAGGTTCTCATGGCTCGTGAAGTAAGTTCTATATCTAGGGTCGGTACTAGCGAGCCGTTTGAGCTTCAAGTTGCTCGTGGGCAGGTTGCTTATCACGAGTCCGTTTACAAGTTTGGTAACAATGCGGCAGTTGCAAATACAACAGAAACCATATGGCAACAAGGCGGATTATACTCATACTTGTCTGCGGCCTCTGTTTTAAAGGTTTCAAGTAGTTCTGCCAATGATACATCGGCAGGGACAGGGGCCAGAACTGTTGAATTGTTTGGTTTGGATGGTGACTACAATGAAATCAATGAGGTGGTTACCTTAAACGGACAAACTGCGGTAAATAGCACACAGTCTTATCTTCGTATAAATCGGATGATTGTGCGATCCGCAGGTTCTGGCGGTTCTAACGCTGGTATAATATATGCAGGCACG